AATTCCTCTTTCTCTACCAATCATATAATGAAAAATGCCTCTATCGTGATCTTGATTTCTATCACCATTCATTAATTCCATTGGCTGTGTTCTACCAGCAAAAAACACCATATAATTCATTTCAGTGTCCAAGGTGCCTGTGGGAGCTGGGGATCCTCTTTGTCCCATTACATTTAGAACTGGCCATGGTGGTGTTGTTGATAACGGATCATTATCTAATTTAAGTCTTGTGCGACCTTGCTGTAGGCACCAATAAGTCATATCATCGGGAGCGTATTGACTGTATTCGTTAAAAGCGGTGACGGCAGCAGAACTAAGTCTAATTTTTTGTTGATTTCTGTTACCATAACAAGTGTCGTTATTTAAAAAGTCGCGAATTAAGAGATTAAAGAAATCGTTTAAAAATCTAGGCAAAGGATAGTTTTGTCTATCTGATTTAAGCATTTTATTAGTTAAAAATTCCATAAAATATTTAACTGAAACGGGAATATCACCAAGATTAGCTGGAAGGCTTCCGATTGCCTCTCCTGTTGAGTTTGAATTTACTATTTCCAAAGGACCCAAGACAACTCTAAATCTTTTAAAGTTTTCTAAATATCTTTCATAATTTATAAGTTCTTCAATTACAACATCGCTCTCCTGGTCCAATGAACTGTCGCTCTTTATAGCGTCAGGTATTTCTTTAAGTGTGTTACCGATATTTTCAAGAACAAGATCAATAAGATCGCTAACCCAAAAAAATGATATAGACTCAATTGGGTTTAATATTTCTGTTTCTGGCGGTGTATCATCGTCCTCATTTGCTTCATTTCTTTCTGCTTCTTTATTAACTTTCTCTATCTCAACAGCAACGTCTTTTACTGCCTCAGCGTCACTTTGTCTAAATCCTGTTAGGGGGCTAAATCCACCTGCTGTAATTAACTTTTCTTTAAACTCTTTAATAAGGGGCTCCATCGCCTCTTTATCTTTAATTAATGGTCCGCCTAATCTAAACCTATTAAGATCATTTATTGATGCTTCAAAAACTCTTATTTTTTGTTTTACAAGCATTCTTTCAATTAGATTTTTTAAGTTTTGTGCTTTTTCATCTTTTATTTTTTGAACTTCTTCTTCGCTATTTTTTAATTGGGCTATCTGTTCTGAATCACACTTTTGACTTAAATCAATATATTTTATTTTTCTTTTTAATTGATCTATAACTGATTCTGTATTTGTAAAAATATCGTAACTTGGTTGATCAAAAAAATCTTCAACATAAGCTAAATAATTTAAAGTAAATGTTACACGACCCATTTCATCAATATCAAAATCATGAATTGTCGGTGTTAAATTTAATGTTATGTAAGAATCATAAATAGCATCTTTTACTTGACTTGTTAATGTCTGCCCTAAAGCGTTTGAATTAGGATATGCGTAGCCAACAACCGCCTTTAATCTAAAATTAAGCTTTTCAGCGTTACTAATAGCAACGTCTTTATCATTAGGGTTTGTTTTGTCTGTTCTGTATGCTGATTCTTTATTTAATTGAGCAAAATCAAAAGTTTCGGCGTCGCCTGTTTTTAAAGCTAAATCAATATATTTGTAAAAAGCCTCTTCTTTGTCGCCATCAGAAAAATTGCCTTTTCTTTGTCTTAATAGCTCACCAAAATTATTAGCAAAAATCACTAACTTTGCTGTAATTGCTTTTTTAACAGCGAAAGGATTATCAGCGACATAAGAAAAATCAAAGCTTTTTATGCCGACACCGTGACCTCTTTTACTAAGATTGTTTAATAAATCTGAAGCATCGTTATAGTATGAATCAAATTTTATTTCAACTTGTCTTTCTGGCTGGTCTCTTTTTTTAATTACTTTATAAAGCCTAATCATTGGCTGTAGAGTTGCTATGCTTTGAGACGGCATATCAAAAAAATGTCTTTTGTTTGTACTGGTAGTTAAACGATTCATTAAAATAAAAGGATCAGAATGAACCATTAAAGATCTATTTCCCTCCGCTGTTCCATCTGGTAATTGCTTATTATAATTTGGCGTTATATCATTTTTATCACCAAGGATATCAAGCTCCATTTTTACAAAAGCGAGCGTTTGGATATAAGTTAAAAGAAAGCACTGTTCTTTAAAGTCTAGTGGCGGGTCATCTTCTAGCCCTGGTATATCAGCCAGTGTTGTATTGACTATTTCAGCGATTTCAGCGTCATACTCCTCATCACTTTGAAATAAGCCTTGACCGTTTTCTTCCTCTGCTGCCGCAGCAATATCAGAACGTAATTGATTTTGCCATGATTCTCGTGCTTGCTCTTTAATATAGTCATTAAGAGCTGTCTCAGTAAAGCTACTAGGATTACAAGGATTAAAACCACCATGAGATCTTGCTACTTCTGATGAATTTTGACCTTTATCGTAGAGTGCTAATTCAGCTGCTCTTGCTCTGTCTTCGTCACTTATTTCATCAGAAGTTTCAAAATCCTCCCAAGACTCAGCTTTTATGTTTAAAACCTGCCCAAAACTACTAGCAGAACATCCTCCAAAAACCCTAACAAAGTCAAGACCCTGATTAACACCTGTATTGATAGATGAATTTATTACCTGACCATACTCAGTATCAGAAGCAAAATCATCGTAACTGATATCTGGATCGATTTCTTCGCCGTAAAGTTCTTGGCTAATCTTATTAATTTCTTGCCTAGTTTTTGAGCTTTTATATAGTTCTTTACTAAAAGACTCTGCTTTTGACGTAAATTCACTAGATTCGCCGTTATCGCGAACGTCTAGTGTTGCCTTATACAGATCATTAAAGCTTTTTATAGCCATATTACACCCCTAAAGCGTCTAAAGCGGCTTCTAAATTAAGAGGAACATACAAAACCGTGCCTAAATCAATTTTTGCCTCGGTAGGGTATGAATTCCACCAAGCAATAACCCACCAGTATCTAGAATCACCATAATATTTATGCGCCAGATTATACAACCTATCCCCATAAGACCAAATATGTTTATCTGTTGTAATTCTTCTTCGATCTTGAACTGTTGGGTTTCTTAGTCTTTTAGTTGAGTATTGAACAATTCTTTTTGCGTCTCTTGACTTTCTCAAAGGCTCATAATAATCAGTATTATTAACAATTTTTCTATCTGTTTGGTATCTAGAAGGCATAATTCATAATCCTCATCAATAAGTAGGACCAGAAGCAACTGTTGTTCCTAAACTAACAATTGTCTCCTCGGTAGCAGCCAATCTTGAGTCCTCAGCAGCACTATTATCATCCTCAATTTCATCCGGCTCGGAAGGAGCACCCACAACATCGCCAACCATTCTAGCGTTGTAAGGAAAAGCAGGACTATAAAAGTCTGGAGATGGTCCTTCGGTCCAACCTAATGTGGATTCGTGAATTGGATTGAAGGCAATAGTCACATCAATCATTCTTGAATAAATAGTGGCGCCAGATCCATCTCCACCTTGAATTTCATGCATACCAATTTCAAAATTATCAATATTTTGATTAATGGTCATAGACGTGATAGCACCTAAAATACCAGAATCTTTCGCGGTGGCTCCCGTGCTGGAAGGGTGGGAACTAAAAAGGGATTGAGCAGAACTATTATCTTGAATTTGCTCTGTGTTGTTTTGAATTAAGTTCATCATTTTTAGTCTAACTAGTGGTGACTGACCAATGGTTGTTGCGCTGTTTGCTTCTGTATAAGCAGGATAACAAAATTGAGCTAGTTTCTGTACTTTAGCAAGGTTCTCATAAGCCTCGCCCTCTGTAGCAGAAGGAAGCCTCCAAGTTAAATTAATTTGTCTTGTTGTGTTTTTATATGTATAAATAGGGTCTGCCCTACCATACACAGTTTCTGAAGCCCATTCAGGTGTAAAAGTTTCTGTATAAGCATACAGAAAGCACATAAAGTAAATCTCAAGACCACTAATAACGTGGTAAATTGAAACAGTCTGACCGGAGTTTCCTAAGTTATTGGGTCCAGCGTAATATTCCCCACGATAATGGGTGCTATCGTATGCGTGTGGGTTAAAAACATAACTCATTAATTAAAATTCCTTATTCTTGAGAAACCTGAATAGATCTTGCTTGGCCAATAACTTCAACGACCAAGCGTTTAATTCTATCGCCATCAATATTAATATCAATGGGTTGAAGTGTTCTTTCTCCACCACCGGCTGTTGCTGTCGTCATAGTTCCTTGATTCATTCCGCCTCCCATCATCGTGGCTTGTTGGTTACCACCAGCTTGAGCAGGAGCAACGGCATTTCCAAGAGCAATAGCTCCAATCGCAGCTGAATCTAGCATTGTTTTAAATAAAACAGTTTTTGTTAAAGGCATATCATTAATGGCTTCAGAGATTCTTTCAATTTGTTCTGCGACAGGATCAAGTCCATCAGGCAAGCTAGCCAATACACTGATACTCTCAGTCATAGAAGCAAAGCTGGTTGATAAAGACTCAACCAACGTTGAAATACCAGAGGCAGCTAAATTGATCGCTATACCCAACATCATCATTGCGGCAGCAAATCCTAATGTAGCCGGTAAAGCTCCGGCAAAATTAATGGCTGCGATGAGGGAGCCGGCTGCTAAGAGAGCCAAAGATCCAGCAAAAGCAGTCATACCAAGAGCAACCATAATAAATTGTTCTGGTTGTAAAGTTCCTAGTGCTAAAACCAATTGGGCAAGGCCCATAGCAGCTAAAGCTATACCGCCTCCCAACATTAGTCCAGCGGCACCCAGTGCCAGAATAGGACCGACACCGGCAGCGGCAGCAGCAGCAAAAATAGATGTTCCAGCTGCGGCACCAGTGGAAGCAGGAAGGACTCCAGCCAAAGATGGAACAAGGAATGTTAAAGCTGATGTAAACAAACCGACAACAAAAGCTATACCTTGAAAAATAGCAGTACCAGCTAGCATAACAAGGTTCATTGCTTTATGCATGGCTGTAGCTGCTGCTACAGCTATACCATTTGCTGAAAAGGCAGTGGTGCTTGTTATTACACCTAAAGTTTGAAGAGATTGTGCTAAAGCGGCCGCCATAAGAACTGCTCTGTATAAAGCGTAACCACCTATTAAAATACTTACGATAGCATAATTATCTAACAATAGACTTGCTACAAATTGCAAAGCAGTCGCCAAGCCTAAAAATATTTCAGCGTTATCTGAGACTATAGCGCTTAATTTATCTGTAATTGATTGTACTTGTGCTGCCGCTTCTTTTTGTGCGATAAGATCCTCGGCACTTGCTTCTGTGGCTCCACCTAAGCTATCCATGTTTCCAGACAACATCATAGCCAATTCACCAACATCAGACAGACCAAGGGCGTCTTTATAGAAGTTCTTTTGATAGTAACTCATATCATCAAAAGATAGCCCGGCATCCAAGATAGAATCTCGGATCATATTAAATCTTTCAGCTGGATTTGTAGCCATCATGAGATCCATGGCATTAACAAAGTTTCCGCCCAAGGCTGCGTTTAATTGTCCGGCTTGCTTTGCTGCTCCCTCAAACGTATCAAACTTCTCTACAAGACTTAGAACTTTACCAATCTCAAGACCAGTAGTCTTAGAAACAACGGCCAATTCTTTAAATACTTGAACGCCCATATCGCCAAACTTGGCTAATTGTGGTCCAGCATCAGCAAAATCCTGAGCCATCTTTGCTTGAGAAACTCCCAATGCTTGTGCTGTAGCAGCTAACTCTCTCATAGATACCGCTGCTTGCCCAGAAGTCTGTCCCATAAACTTGGTTGCGTTTTGAATGCCCTTGGCAAAATCCTGATTTGCTACGCCCAATTCTGCTGCTAGTGCTGCTGATTCAACTAATTCATTTTGAGCTGTTTGATTAAGCATTGTAAAGTCAGTAAATGTTCTAACTAAAGCAGTTTGTGCTTTAGCAGCGTCCTGAATAGATACGCCATATTGATTTAATGACTTTGTGGTTTGTGCGATTCTATCGGTATATTCAGGTCCAAATCTAAATTCTTTATTAAAATCTGATTGTGCTTTATCCAATTCAAAAATTTGCTCTATGGCTTTTTTGTGTATGTCATCTAGTAAGTTGTCACCAAATTTTATAATCTCTGCTTTAGCAGCCTCAAGAAGGTTGCCTTTCTGTTGTAAATCAACTATTCTAAGAATACTTCCATAAATTTTAGAATACTGAGGAGTCTCTTGTGTTAAAAGATTTTGATTTTCCTTGGATGCTCTTATTAGTCCTTTAGTAGCATCTAAAGCTTTTTCTATCTCTTCTCTGTTGCCCTCGGTGGACATCATCAGCTCCTTGGCTCTTGGATTGAGATTCAGGAACTCCTCGCTAACCTCACCTAGAGTCTGTAGCTGATTTATCATCTGCTGTAGGATTTCTTCGTCCGCCGTTCTCCGAAGTCTAAGCGCCTCAGCTTCTCTAGCTTTAATGCTTTGTATTTCAGCTTCGATGTTTTTTTGATTAGACGCAGCGTCTCCAGCGGCCCTCATTGCTTCAACAGCGTCCCTACGAAGCTGATTAACTGCCTTAAGGTTCGCTATTTGCTGCTCGGCGAGGGCTGCTGAGGCATTATTACGAATTATTTCAATCTGCTGTAGCTCTTCTAATCTTTCCTTCTGATCATCGAGTAGATCACTTCCTGCCGCTAAAGCCTCATTACGTTCTCTGGTAAGTTTTACGAGTTCTTCTAGTTCTTCTGGTGTAAGTTCTCTAGCCATATAATGCCCTCTTTACAAAATAATTAGTTTCAATATAGAAAAGACAGACTTAAAGCCTGTCTCTTAATTATTTATACTGCATTCCATAAGGCATTTGAGGGTTATTGTTAGGAGTAAGAATTTGTGAGCTACTAGATCCTCCGCCCTTGGATGCCTGTTCTATGGCTTCATTTTCTCTTTTAATCTGGGTAGTCAATCTCTCAACAAACCATTTCCTTAAACCAACTGGTAAATTATATGCCTCGGTAAAAGACCATCCACCAGAATATTTTAAAAAGAAGAACTGCTCATAAATGTTCTCCATATACTCATCGGTCAGGCCAAAAAAAGTCTGCCGTAAGAGGCACCTCCAATTCTTGTTCAAAATCACAAGCTTGGCACTCAAAATGCTGGTTCATATCTATGTTAGGCGTTGTAAGTTTAGAAACAAGTCTCAGATGAGAAGCATCGATGGATGGAACATTATCAACTAAATAATTTATTGATTCTTGTCTGCTATCACCATTAACAGCCACAATAATCTGCCTAAGCTGGTCAGTAACCAAACTATCTTCTTTTTTGGCTTTTTTCTGACTTTCTAACTTGTTCATAAGGTTTCTTTCATCGCCCCCTCTTAAGAGTTTGTATGTAACTTCAACTTTTGTTCTTGGAAGTGTTGTGGTAAAGATACCATTGCCTTTATGAACAGCCTCTTCTGAGGTATACCCAATACCATAGAAATTCTCAAGATTATTTAAATTAAAAGCAAACACTTGAGTTGTCCCACACGCTGGACAAGTAATCTTTGTTCTATACTCAGGTCCATAACCAGAGATTCTAGCAGCTATTAAAATGGCGTTTCTATCGCCAACTAATAAATCAGCTGCTCTTATGTTCTTATTTATGATAACACTATCTAGTAATCTTTCTAAGGCAACACCCTTCTTAAGCAAAGCGCGAGAAGTCAATAGATCTTCCTCTCTCGCAGTCATATGCTTGATTTCAATTGTCTCCTGATTATGTAAAGGGTGACCTTCTGGGTAATATCTTCCCTCAGAAGGCAACTCTACAAACTCAGTAGGTACAACAAAAGAAAAAGGCGCTGTTTCATTATTACTAAGCGCTTGTGGAGGGGGATCATTATTGATTTTCTGTGCCCCTACACGTTCTCTATTTCTAGCCAATATACACCTCTATGTTATTTTAGTTATTAGGATGGCGGGTTAGCAACATCAAAGAAGCTACCAGCACCCTCGACCTCACACTTAGCCCAGTCATACTTTAAGGTAAGAGACATTTCAACCAATTCGTCATCACCATAAGCCAAATCACCATACTTAACGTCAGTGATAAAAGCATTATAAAGCGTCCACTGCTCTGTATCGTTACCATCAGCATCAAGCTGAGTGATAATGAAGTTACCTAAAGCGGATGTAGCAGAAGCCTTAGACATTGTTTTTCTAACGTTCAAGTTACCAGGGACCTGATATCCAGCAATCTCAATTAATTTGGAGAGGCTAGCAGCCTGATCTGGGTCTCTAGGGTCAACCAAAGTCATGGTGACATCCTGCCATGTTACACCACCAGGATAGTAGAAAGTATGGTTTAAATACTTATGCTCTGCGGCAGCAATCTGGAAAGAGGGCTTGGACACTGTTTTGGCGTACCAAATCTCACCACTCTGAATGCTATCTAAGTTCTGTCCTGTTGATTGTGCGATGCTGGCATAGTTGGTAATCTGCACCATCCATCTAAATTTTCTTTTCGGGTCCTGAATTTCAGTCCCTGCGTGATTTGAACCCCAAAATGCCATTTGAATGTTCTCCTTTAAAGTGTTCTATTCTTAAATAGTTTGAGTGGGGGAATTTCACCCCCACTTATTGTTTTATTAATCGTCGAAAGAGGCACCGGTGTTCATAACAACGAAGTCAATCGCGATGAATTCGATAGCGCGAGCAGGCTTAATCATAATCTTCGCGTAGAGAATATTCTGATCAACCAAGTCTGGTGTAGTTGTTGTTTGATCAAGAACAAGCTTATACTCAGTAATACCAAAACGTGTTTGAACATCAGCAAGAATTGGGTCAACAAGGGAGGTAAAGTTGTTCCATGTTGCCTGAACATTCTGCTCAAAAAGAACCTGAGAAGAAGCAATAGAAATTTGCTTCTTAAGGAAGATAACAAGACGACGAACGTTAATTCTATCAAGCGCTGACTTACGCTCCTGAAGGGTTTTTTGTCCGAAGACAACAATACCGGAGGATGGGAAAGAAGCGATTGGATTGATGCGCGCCTCATAAAGCGAATCACGCTCCTTAGAAGTCAATCTTTCGGTAACAGCAGAGATTGGAATACCAGCAGCACCTTGAGAAAGACCACCGCGATTGAATCCAGCTGGAGCAAACCAAACTGCGCTCTGGCGCTCGGAACTTCCTAAGACACCGAGCATTGCAACTGAAGGCGGAATCCAAACAAGCTGTCCGGTGTTATCGTCGCGAGTCTGAACCCAAGGATAGAATGTAGCACCATAGCTTGTGTCAAGGCGACGATCTCTTAATGAGTTAGCTGTACCAACTGGATTGGCTGGAACTCTACTAGTTCTGTCTGAATAGTACTGCTCATGGCTTGGTCTATAAACGTCTGGTAGATCGATGAGAGCCATAGCATCAGCGCGCTCCTCGCAAACGTTTAACATATGTGTCGTTAATGATGTGTTTGTTAAGCCTGGAACAGATAACACATTCATATCAAGATATTCAGGATCAGCGACTGTATCAATAGCACGCTTAATTGTATAGTAAGCATAGCTATTCTCTTCAGTGGCTGCTGTGGTCATACCATTGTTATAGAAAGGATCTGGCTTAGTAATATCAACACCGTCAAAGCCACCCCAGAATGGAGCAGTAAATTTGTTAATCTCAGCATCGAGAAGAGTCTTATAGCTGTTTCCAGAGCGAGCGCTCGTACTAGTGCCGGCTGTTCTAGAGCCACTAGCGTAAATATAATCACTATTAACGGAGGCGCTAACATTATCCAAAGTAAAGATATAAGAGAAACCATCGATTCCATCAGAACTTAATGTGGAGTTATCAGATGGAACATTATTTGTATTACCCAAATCAATTGTTAAAAGACGATGTGGATCAGATGTACTCATATCATGACGAGTAGAAGCAGCTGTTCTAGTTGTCTGCATGCCGAAGTATGCCCTTGTCTGATCGCTTAAGCCACCGTCGGAAGCACTGTTGCGAAGTCTAACAGATGGGAAAGCGAAACTAGCGCTAGCGTTAGAGCCAGAAACCAAGGTTCCATCTGCATAAGAGCTGGAAATTTGAACACCCTTTCCATTTGTATGCTGAGTGTAGCCAGGTAAATCAGTACCAACCACGACGTAACTTGTTAATAAACCACTAGCAGCACCAGAAAGATTTAGATTTGCTGTATCAGTAAACTTAGGTGGTCCATAATAACCAAATGGAAGCAATGTTGGATCAGTGGCGCCGGCTTCGACATCAGCATTCATATCAACTCTAACGTACTTAGATAAATTAGGATAGTCACCATAAAGCTTGAGCCTACGCTCTGTATTGTCCCACTCTTCAAATTGATCACCGATTTTACGGGCAATAAAGTTTTCTGAACTTGGATCGAGAGTTAAGTTATCGAAACGCTCCATGACTACAACAGAACCATCAGTGTCGTTAAAATGTCTTAAGACAACAGAGAAAGTTCCATAATCCGAAACTGTTGTGGTTGATTGTCTGATTCTTTCAATAGAAACTTTAATATTCTTATTGAGCCACTCACCATGTCCACGACCAATAAAGCGGAAAAGCTTAGAAGCATTTTGTGGTTGGTAGTTTGTAGCATCACCAAGATCCTGACCAATAAACCAGCCAGCAATTGCATCCTGAGAAGGCTGCCCCTTCATCTTATGCGGTCCTGTGGTTTTAGCACTGCCGGAGGCAAGACCAGTAATAATGCCAACTAATGGAGCACCGGATGTTCCGACTGTTAAGCTGCGCTCGCGAAGCTCCTGTTCAAAGCTCTCTCCAAGCCAATAATCTTCAAAAGATGCAGCAGGATAAAAAGTACCTGCTGTACTAGCAAGCTGTGGATTTGTATTAAGGCGCTTGCGAATGAACAATTCATTATCATCGTCAAAATTAATTGTAAACTTCTTAGCACCATTTGTGGCACCACTAATAACTAAGTTAAAGTTTCCATTACTATCTGTTTTGACTAATGTAGAGGAAGCCTGGACGCCGTACTCACTAGGGCCAGCGATATTACCGGACAACTGAACAGAGCCACTCTCGACATAAACAATAGCTCCTAATTGTAACTGCTTAGCACTACCCGTATAAAGACCATCTGCTTGATAATCAGTAACGAAAAGACCAAAAGCACCGCCAGCAGTAGCACCCTTAACAGGGGCTCCAGTAGTTCTCCAGCCAGCCTGAGCATCGGCGTCGGACTCATAATTAGGGGACTGTTGTCCTAAGAGTCTAATGTAAGTAAGAGGAGCAACACCAGAGTTAAGAAAAGCCTTTGCGGAATAAGTGCCATACATTGGGGATTGTTTGTTTCCATCACGATAAACATCGCCACCAGCATTACCTGGAACAGTATCACCAAAAACCTCAAGGAACTGAGAAAAAGAGTTTACTCTCTCTGGTTTCATACCAGGACCTTGAAAAGACCTACCGATAACAACGGGTCCAATAGTATCAACATCTGCTGGTAAAAAAGAATTATCAATTTCATTGATAAAAACACCAGGAGATACAAACTTAAAATTCTTAACAGACATTATTTATTCCTCTTTAGTAAATTGTGCGCTATAATTTTCCACAACTATACTTTAAATAGTATTTTGTATATCAAAAGTCTCTAATTAGAACCAAAATCAATATTCAGTTCAGGAAGTGATTGTAAAGAAACCTTCTTCGTCTTCTAACATGGTAGATTCTCTTGGAAAAGAAATCTCAACAATGTTTTCATCTACTCTAACAATAGGTCTATCGTCGTTTTCACCCTCACCAATAAGATAGCCCAAGACCTTGAAAGTGATTTCGGATGTAAACATTCTAAGGTCTTCACCAAGATTACTAATATTGTTGTTGTGGGTAAAACCTTGATCTATAAAAACTTCATAAAGATGACCGTTTCTTCTAAGAACAAATGAGTTGATTTGTCCAGTGCGAGTCATAAACGGAGTAAGAAGCTCATTCATTTGTTGTTGGTATTCTGTCTTAAGAGTAATCTTATAATCCACGTTAACATATACTGGTATTGGTATTGATAAAGTACGAACTACAATTTTCTTATTTATTCTTGGGAAAAACTTTTGATTCTTGCCTTCAGTAAAATTATCTCTTCTTGTATTATTAACAACAGCAAAGTTTCTTGTTTTATCTTGGACAATTTTTTTAGCAATGATCATGCGCCCTGTTCTGCCGTTTTTGTCTTCAGAAAATCTATTCGCCTGAAAGCCGCCTTTTCTATTTGGATCTTTTGTTATACCAGTTCTCTCAACACTTATCACAGGAAGAATAATAGAACCTGATTCATCTCTAAGATCTCTGTTGTTTTTAACCTGAAAAGCTCTTTCTGGTGTCTGCCAGAAAATAGGAACCGTCTTCCATCCTTCATTTGTAGTAGCGCTTAGTTCCAGATTGTCTTTTAGGTACTCCAATATCGAGGCATCAATGTCTTCTATAGTAGAAGATAGCATTCCTATCTCACTGAGTTTTAATTTGGAACCAGCAGGAATTTGAGCAAAATCAAAATTAATTTTATGTGGCATCAAAAAGCCCCTTTCTTGCTTTGCGACATTTAGCAGCAATTTCAAAAGAATGTTCTACTTGTCCGAATAAATTCTTAGGCTTGCTTAAAGTCACTATCTCATAATACTTGTTACCATACAAAACAAAATCGCCCTCTCTAACGAACAAATCTTGATCTTCCTCTAATCTACGCTTATGAAAATGTACTTGTATTTCTGATTCGGCGTCAACCCCAACATTTTCCATATATTTTGTAGAAAATTCTGTAAATTCAACAAGAGCATAAACTCTTATCGGTGGAAGAAATGTTTTTTCAATCGCTTCACCATACAAGTCATGAAAGCGTGTTGTTTCTAGATCAATAGGATAATAAAGAATTTGTTGACCAACAACCTTTTCAATTAGCTCATCATTAACTTGCTTAACTAAGTCACGCTCTTTCTTTCCAAAGAACAGCGGAGGAGGAGGCGCAGCAGGTCTAGACCATTTATTATCAGCCATTTAAAAATTATCCTACAAAGATTGGTAGAGGTGAATTTTTTAAAGCAGCGGCAGCAGCATCTGTGACTTCTTGGTCGCTCTTAGCAAGCTCACTATACTTCATCTTATCAAGCATTTCCATTAGCTGAGTCTTTAACTTCTCTTGCTCATCTTTTGCTTGAGATAACAACTCTGAATGATTAAGAGTTACACTTTCACCAGGAATAGGCATTGTTGTAAACTTACCACGAATCTGACCTAACATCTCTTTACAAAGAGCAAGTCCATAATTTCTAATCCATTGCTTACCAATAGCATTAATATTTTCAAATGGAATATTATCAAACGGTAAAGTATTCATGTTATTGATACCATTTACTCCATCGTCGTATCTATCGTTATCCTCCCAAGCATCACCCTGGTCTACATAAAATTCAACCCACACCCTATCGTCTTCTCCATCACCAAAACCAAACTGATCTGGCTTGGGAAACAATCTTAACATATTATCTTTAATTTCATATGAATAGTGAGAAGTTCTAGTATAAATTGAATCTTCATACATAATAGCTTGTAGTTTGTTCTGCCAAGTAGGAATAATTTCAAAAGTTGAATCATCAGAAAATTGACCATATGTTGAATAATTACCAACAACACCAACACCCCCATAATAGCCATAAAATCTCCACATCGCTCTAGGAGATCTATAATAAACTCTGGTGATAATAACTCTTTTATTGCCTATTTTATCAGCAAACGGAACAGCACCACCAGCATCATTCGTGCCTGTTGCAGAGGATGAAGATAAAATCGTTTGTAAATCGTAATCTTGAACATCTTTTGATGTTGTAAAAGAGCCGGAATATATTCTAGTAGTTCCACCAAAGCCAGCAGAAGTTGCGACTGCATCGCCAACACGACGAGCATAAGCAAATTGAAATCTAGGGTATTTAAGATTTACACTTGTTGGTCCAGTTTTTATATCGCCCTTGTGATCAAACGTTCCGGTAGTCATGCCTAAAAAACCAGACATAACGTTTTGACTTTGATGTAAGTTAATAATATATGAATATTCCAATACAGCTTCTTCGTAAGCCGAATAAACATTTGCTGGTGTTAGTTCGATATCAACAACATCACCACCTAGCTTCTTAAACACATAGGCAACCTGTAAAGCAGCACCACTGAGAAAATCTGAGGAGCCTGTATAAATACCAAACGGAACTGCAGCGGCTACTAAATCAGCAGATCCTGTTGATGTAAGAATAACAGTGCTAGTTTCTGAAGCGGGAGATATTTCACGAGTAGGCATATTGATTTTTCCTTTCTCAGTAATTAGTGTATTATAAAACAAAACCCCCCACCCGTAAGGGCGAGGGGTTAACAAAAAGTGCTAGTTTTTACTCAGCTTTCTTTTTTGTTGTGCGCTTGCGAGGTTTAGCGGGTGCTTTTTTATCCTCTTTTGGCGCAACCGGCTTAGCTTCTTTGGCTTCAGCCTTTGGTTTTAGTACTCTTCTAATAGCAGATCTTTTACTCATTTAAAAAATCCTAGACATCATCAAAGACAGCGTAGCCGTGAAGACGAATGATGTATTTACCGGCGGTATAAGTACCTTCTAGTCCATCAGTAGCAGAACCAACAGTCATGTACAAGTAATGATCTTGAACTTCTGCGGCATCAAAAGTGTTAGAAATTGACTCGCCTAATTCCCAAGCACCACCACCAACAACAAGATCAGCACGACCAGTAAGAGAGGCAGAAAACTGAACGTCAGCGGTATCAGCGAAACTGAAGTCAATATCTGTTTTGACGTTTGAGCCAGCTGGTGCCTCAACACAGGTCACCTCAGCTAAGGTAATAAGACCATTGGTTGCTGTAGTAACTTGACCTAAGTGTCCGCCACCACCAACTTGAACGCCAGCGGCAGACTGACTAAATGCGATTGGTAAATTAGCCGTACCGGGAGAAGAAAGTGCTCCAGCAGCACATGCGAGATCGATAGTGATCTCAGTCATAATCTCATGTCCATCTCTGGAGGTCGTAGAGTTACCAATGGCGCTATTAACACCAAGACCTGCGGACATTCCGCTGGACTCACCTAATTTTTCTAATGCGTAAAGTCTTTTACGTCCTAATCTTTTTCCCATAACAATTTCTCCTTATTTATTTGTTATTGCAATAACTTGATTTACTCAATGATTTAATCCCAGCCACCTCGGTATTAAATCTTTCTATGAGCAGTGGCCTCGCCCAAAGGAGAATAATCCAAGTTAAGGTAATTAGTGCTCTTAAAATAAAAAACCCCCTCATTCAAAGAATGAGGAGGCTTAATTTAGCTATCTGTTAGCTATCAGGAAGCACCAGCCTCACCGAGGAGACCACGACAGATAACGAGTCCATACATATCTGGACGAACCATCTTCTTGGCATAGCGAGTCATAACGCCCTTACGTG